GATTTGTACATGTTATGTGGAGGTCGGACAGGCAAACAAATTTCATATTAATATTCCTTTGTAGGCAACATTCATTTTATTGAAAATCTTATTTATACAGTCATTATCTATTTTAGACAAGCAGATAGGGCAGGTCTTTAGTTTCTTTAGTTCGTCTTTGTATTGTGATATTTTATCATCAATATCTATTTCTATTTTGCCCAAATTCTTTTCCGATACTTTTGCAGAATCAGTTATTGTCTCTAAAGAAATTATTAAGCTATTCACTTCTTCTATCTCCTTATATTTTTTTCTAATTTCATCTGCTAGAAAATAACATCTATTAATTAATTCCTCACAATCCTTTGTCTCTATTATATACTCATCTAAGTATTCCCATTGTAATAATTTTTCTATTAGGAGTAAGGCTTCCCTGTCACTGGAAATAGAGATTACTTTATCAGATAATACTTTTAATAGGGCAGTTATTTCTTTCAAAGAAGAAGATAAAGAATTTATTATTAACTGTCCTTTTTCATATTTAGATATAAGTTCAGATATTCCTTGTGAATCTTCTTCTAATTTTTCTTTGGTGTTATTTATTTCGGTCCATCTATTAGCTAGCAATTTTAAATTATCTAAATATTCAAGATCATCTATCTGTGTTTTTATTTGTTTACATTCATCTTCTAGCATCAATATTTTTTTATTCTCTGAATTTATTTTTGAAGTTAGAGATGATATCCAGCCATCGGCTTTTTCTATTTCTATTATTTCATTTATTCTTCTTGCTACTTCCCCAGGACTTTCTGTAATTAGAAAATGGGTTGTGAGTTGGTCTTGTATATTTATATCTGAAATATTTAGTTGTTCTTTTACCTCTTTTGGAACCGTTAAGCCGAAGCCAGAAAAAGAATCTTTCTGGTCGATTATACTATATTCTGTTTTGTCTTTTTCTTTTGATAATTTTATATTTGAATTATCAGACAGAATAACTTCAACTGATGTCTCCTCATTCTTTGAAAAATTAGAAATTATTCTATCTCCTGTGGGACGAAATGTTGTCAACCAATGAAAGGCTCTGAATATATTTGTCTTGCCAGACCTGGATAAACCCCAAATAATATTGACTCCGTTGTGCAGATGGAGTTCTGTATTCTTATGACTTCTAAAATTTTTTATTCTTAAAAATTTCAACATTTTTAATCTCTTTTAAAATTTATTAAGTAAGAAATATATTATTTGTCTGTAGCACTTTTTTGCTTCACTATATTTGTAATATGGTATACCGACGTCTTTATTATGAGTTCTATTCCTTTTACAACTAGACATAGATGTGAGAGCATCATCAAATATTTTTTTGTATTTTTGATCCAGAGTATTTCTAAATTTAATTAAGAGGTCGGTCAGCTCAAATTTTAACTCCCAGTTTTCTGACAGGTTATTACTGTGTTTTATTCCATCTACATTATCAGTTAGTACTTTTCTTTTCTGTTTTTGCCAATCAGTCAATATATAAAATTTTGTGTATGTATAAAAATGTTGCTGAATATTTATTTTTTTGTCAAAAGAGAATTTACTTAAAGCATATAGAAAACAATCCCACGTAATCGATAGTGCTTCTTTTTCTTCTATGAAATTATTATGCTTGGAATAAAAACTTTTTACCCATTTTTTAATTATGTGATTAGTGTTTTCAAATAGCTCATTCCTGTGTTGTTCTTTTTTCTTTGATACTGCTTTTTCATATTTTTTTATAATTTTTTCACATTTATCTATATCAAGCTGAGTTATATTAGCTGGAACTGTTTTTCCCATTTAGAAAATTTCTCCCTGTCAAGAAAAGATGATAACCCATACTTCATAAATATTGCTTGAAAATCTTTTTTCAAAAATGTTTCTTCTTCTACTATTCTTCTATTTAATGTGAATCCTTCTAGCGGTAAGGAAACTAATTTATAATTAGTCTTATATGTTTGCCAAGATTCTGGTTCTGCTAATTTTAAATAAGACTTTGTTGATTTGTTTAATTCTCCATTTATAAATTTTGCTGCTGTTATATTCCCAACTCTCTCTACTCCGGTTATATTATCTCCAGGACATCCAGCATAAGATTTTACCATAATCCAAAGAGTAGGGTTCATTTTATATTTTCTCATAAATTCTTCTTTTGTGGTTATGGTTTTCTTTACTACATTATAAAGAGAACAATCGTTTAATAGTTGGAATAGATCTTCATCATTACTAACAACAATATTCCCTGGATAAAGTTTTACCAAATAAGCAAGTATATCATCTCCTTCATACCCATCGACCATAAAACTATTTTCAAAACCCATACTTGGCAATATTTTTTGTCTTAATAAATTAAATTGTCTATAAGCTATTTTGTCTGCTTCAATATCTTCTTCAGATTTATCAACCCTTCTATTCATTTTATATTGTGGATAAAGTTTTCTTCTTATTGATTCTTTACTATCCCAGCAAAATAAAAATTGATTTGTTTTGAATTCTGTACTGAGATTCAATAACCTTTTTAGGAATCCATAGATTATTTCTGTTCTGGTTCCTCTATATGATAATCCAATAGATAAAACAGATTTCTCAATATGACATAAATAATTACAATCAAGAATTAATTTCATAAAAGTTCCAATCTCTCAGGATCTATTTTTAAGAAATCATCTAAAGTCATTATATAAACATCGGGTGGATCAAAATATGATTTTGACTTAAATAATTCTATGGAAGCTAGTTCTGCTAATTCTGCCATAGTTCTCCAACTTGTTCCTATTAATATTTCTTTTCCGTTTTCTTTGAATATCAGAATAGGTTTTTTATTAAAACGTTCGCAATCCCTTTTAAGTCTTTTCCAAAATTCTAAGATTGATGCAGTTTTTGGGGCGCCATATACCAGAGATTCAAGGTGTATGTTTCGATAAAATTTGCATTCAATAATAAAATTGTCCGTTAGCTTTTGCCCTAAAAAATCAATAGATGAAATATCTCCTGTCTGAGATTTATTTTTTTCTCCTTTTACTAATTGGATAGTTGCTCTGCCACCAGACATCGCAGATCGCCAGAATATATCTTTTCTATTACCATTTGATATCCAGAGAGATAATCTCTTGCAAATATCTCTTTCAAAGGCTGATCCTTTTTGTTTGCCCATTGGTTTTTTATTTTTAATCATATTTTATCTTTCCTTTCTATTTTTTACTATTACTCCATACTTCTCCTTTCTTCATCTGTATAACCGTTATCAATAATACCTCCAGTCATAATAACACTTCTCATTCTTGCTATATTTGCTGAATATGCAGCATGAGCAAAAGAAGTTTTGCTTGGATCAAAATTACATATCGCTGCATTATTAATTCCAATACTACCAGCTTCATCAAAAGCATCTTGGTTTGCTCCAAGAAAAGTAAATTGCCATTTGTAAATTTCTTGTTGATGAGTAATCATTTCTTTAATTTTTTCTTTAGTGAATTCCTTGCTAGAATTTTCTTTTCCATCAGTAACTATTACTATAATAACAAGTCCTGGCCTATCTTTTTCATTCATTTTATTTAGCCGGTTACCAGTTTCTAAAATAGCTCTTCCAACAGCATCTAATAAAGCAGTTAGTCCTCTAGGAAATAATTGGTAATGGGTAACATTTTTAATGTTTTCTCCTTTTATAACCCAATCATACTCTGTATCAAATTGAATTAGACTAAAAATAGCTTCTCCAGGTTGGCTTTTCTGATGTTCTATAAAATAGTTAATACCTCCTTCAGAATCTTTTTGAATGGTTGCCATTGATCCACTTCTATCAACAACTAGTGTAATATCTGTTAAATCGTTTCTCATAATTTTGCTCCTTTATTCAACGCCAGCTCTATCTAAAGCAGTCCATAATGAGTATCTAATTTCATTATTTATTTTTGATTCTTCTTCTCCTTGAAAATTTTGTAATAACTCTTTTAGATATTTTGCTTCATATTCTAGGAGAGTTATAGTATAAGCTATTTCTTTTTTTATCTTCATATTATATTATCTTTCTTTAAATATTTTTATCTTTCCTTTTTTATTCTCTTTCTGTTAAAACTAAATAATTCTTCCATTTCTTGCCATATTCCAATTGTTCTTTCTTTTAATTTTTTTACTAATTTGTTTTGTTCTATATATTCCACTGCTTGATCTAAAGACCTAAAAGATTTTTCTATAGAGTTGAAAGTGTTTTCTTTTGTCATCGCTTTATAATATTCTAACTGGTCTCTTATGTCATCTATTCCATAACCAAAAATAATTGAAATGCTACATTCACGATAAGGATCATCTACAGACTTAATGACTTCACAATTTGATTTTATACCTATAGCTTTTTCTATTTCTACTCCGGCGCTATTCTTTATTTTTTTGATGATTTTACTACCAGGGAAAGCAGGTGACATTTTAATTCTTATTGAAGAGTAAAATTTAATGGCTTCTCCTCCTGGAGTTACATATCCTCTGTCTCCTTGTCTTATTTGATTTGAACAAATCATAACCCAGTTATTATTAGCTAATATTCTGCAATGTTTTCTTAGTTGTTCAGAAAAGTCTTTTGCTCTTTTCTGTCCTCTTTTATCTCCTTCTTCTTCTTCCATTTCCATTTCTGTTGATAAAGCAGCTAAGGAATCAGCAGCATAAACATTGATTTTATTTTCTATTGGGGACCACACTCTTAGAGGCTTAAATACTTCTTTGACTGTATTTGGCCTTGAATAATTTTCTTCATTAATTTTAAAGCCATAGATTTTGGAATATTCTTTGTCCAATCTAGCTTCTGGATCTGCGAATTTAGCTTCTCCTCCCTTTGACTGCGCTGATGCTGCCACTTCTGCTAGTATAGCTGTTTTCCCAACTTGAGAAGGACCAAAAACTTCAACTAAAACACCACCAGGAATACCACCTCCTTCAATTCTTCCTCCGCTGATGGAAAGATTCAATAAAGTAGATCCGGTTGAAAGTACACCGTCTTTAAAATTACCTTCGTTTGCATCAAAAGAAGAATCAAATTTTGTTCGTTTCTTTTTTATCTCTTCTTCTATTTCATTTGCTTCATTTTTTATTCTTCTTAAAGGCATGTTTTTCTCCATCCATAGAATCAAATAAAATACAATCTTTCCTATTTATTAAGTTTATCCTACGCTTCACATAATTTAAAGTAGTTAATTGTAAAACATAATGGGTTTTCGGAAGGGCTTGTTCAGAACACCATAATATAAAGCAAGAATTATTTGCTCTGAAGTTTTTTGCTGTTGCTAAACTTAGTTCGTGAAATTTATTTCGTATTTCTTGTAGAGAAAAAAATTTTTTAATTTTTAGATTTAAACAGTTTAAACATTTATCCATATATTGTTCTTTCTTTTTATTTTGGTTGTGGCGGATGGATTTGAACCATCGACCTGTCGCTTATAAGGCGACTGCTCTAACCGCTGAGCTACACCACAATATATGGTCTGGATGGAAGGATTTGAACCTTCGACATCCTGGTTCCAGGCCAGGGACTCTCTACCAACTGAGCTACATCCAGATTCCAGTTTTTAATTATCTTTTCCTAAATCCTCTTTTTGGTTTTTCCTCTTCTTGCTTTCTTTTTTCTTCTTGTAATCGGTCACATTCTTGGCCACACTTTTTATAAATTTCTTCTGGACATTGTTTTAAACATTCTTCTAGTTGATCACAGTCAACTGCCCACTGACCACCAAAAGGACATTCATCTTCTTTCTTTTTTTCTGTTTTTCTACTTTCTGTTCTTCTAGGCTTTTCATCTTCCTGTTTTTCAGTTTCTTCCTGTTCAGAATGTTCTTCGCCACTATAGATGCTAGAAATTTCTTCATAAGATAAAAGGTTAAGAATTTCGTCAAGAACATAAGTAGATTTTAGGATTTCTTCTGAAATAGTATAATCCCTTTCAATAAATTTATGTCCTTGGTTTGTTTTATATTTATCATCCAGAACAGAAAACTGTACAGATTTACCATCCTCAGGATCAGTGAAATCAATAGGAATGCCGCCACCTCTTGGATTTTTTGTTAATTCTTTGATAATCTTTTCTGAATATTTATAACTTACTTCCCAAATTTGGACGCCTTTCTTTTCTTGTCTTCCTTGGATTCTTTCACCTGCTTTATTAACATAACCGTCCATGACTACGATATTATAAATACATCTTTGAGATGGAGAGAGATGAGAAATTTCATCCCATTCTTCACCATGTCTCTGTCGTTCTTCGAATTCTTCACAGATCGGACATTTCTTTCCATAGTTTTTGGCAGGACACAGAACCATTATCTTACCAGGTCCAATATTTTGGTGTACAAAAACTCTGATATGGTATACCCAATCTCCTTCCCTCACATTTTGTTTCTCTAATCTTGGAACATTAGCTCCTGCCATAAATGGAATAACATCTATAATATGTGGATCTTCTTTTGTTGTTCCAGCTTTCCAAAGAGGTAATTCAATATCAGGCTTAAAATATTTTGCTCCACCTGATCCACCACTATAGTCTTGGGAATCTTTAATACGATTTAATAACTGCTCCTTCATCCTTGCTTTTTCTTCTTTACTTAAAAATGACATAAATTAATCTCCTTTTTCTTCTTTGATTTTTCTTAGTCTTGGATTGCTAGCCATTTTCCTTTTTAGTTGTTCATATCCTAAATCATCTTTTTTATCTTCTGCTTTCCTTAGGTCTCTATCTGCCCAGTAATTAGATAAAAATAAATCAGTTAATTTTTCCAGTGCTTTTTTGCGATGATCAAAACTATCTCTGGCTACTTCAAATATCTTAGTTTCTTTAATTAAAAGAAGATAATCTCCACTTGCTTTTTTGTATTTACTTTGTTGAAGAATAGCATTTGAAATAGCAGATTCAGAAACTTTTTCTATCCCATATTTAGATGGATCTTTTCTTATTTCTGTATCTAATTCTGCTTTGGTTAGATCAAGATATTCTCTTGCCTTATCTCTTTCGTAAGCTTTTTCTACTGCTTTTGTTGCATAAGCAGCATATAACTGTGCTTGTCCGACCCACTCTTCATCAAGCTTCCATTTGTCAATTTCTAAATCTTCTTTGTATTCCATATTAATCCTCCCTTCTTATTTATATTATAAATGAATTTAGAAAAACAATTATTTATTTAAACCTAAAATATTTAGCTTGTTGACAAAATTTTTCATTCCTTTTTCAAACAACTCTTTATTGGATGGATTATATAAAGAAGATGCAGGATGAATACACCAACATATCCACATGCCATATTCTTCATTCCATTCTGTTTGTCCACATTTATCCATTATGCCTGACTCTTCACTGTTAAAAAACTTTAGATTTGTATTACCAAAAGCTAAAGCTATTATCGGTTTTATATTTTTAAGTTCATAATCTAACCATTTTCTACAACTTTTTATTTGATGATTATTTGGTGTTTTTGATTTTGATGGCCAGCATTTGTTGACATTTGTTATGTGGAAAATTTCTCTTTCTATATTAAATTTTTTAAAGAAATTCCAAACGATATCTCCAAAATCTCCTACAAATGCTTTCCCTATTTTATCTTCTTCTCTCCCTGGTGCTTCTCCTATTAAAGCTATATTTTTAAGTCCAAAAGAAGGATAGACTGGTGCTTTGCATTCAGTTCTAAGATCGCAAGAATTGCATTCAGATAAAAGATATTCATTATCTTTTTTCCTAAATCTTCTGTTAAAGATTAATTTTTTATTTAATCCATTAAGTTCACATTTTAATAATTCTTCCCCAAACCATCCATCAAGACCTTGGATTAATGAAGTTTTCATTGGATGATTAGCTTTTATAAGTAAATGTTCTCCTTCACAATGTTCTATCTGATACTTTTTATTAAGATAAAATTTATTATCGAAGATAAGCATTACAAAATCTGTATCATCTTGAAAATTACCATATACACCGCCTAAATTATTAGTAATATTTGATGTTACTAATTTTTTTTCAAAATTATTAAATTTATTTTTATAACCATATTTTATTTCTGTCATTTTGCCAAAATAATAATGAGTATCTTTTTCTGTTGTTTTAAAATCAATTTCTTTTATATTCCTTATTTCTATAGCTTCTTTTATTTTGTTTATTATTTTCCTATACTTTATAGAAATGTCTTTACTAAAAGAAAAATTGAAATATTTATCATACTTGCTTAAAAATTCTTCCTCTATAGAAAGGTCATTAAAAAAATTAATATCTTCTAAAATTTCTTTTACTCTAATACTTATATTTCTACCACCATACTTAAAAAAACCATTTTTAAATTCCATGTTAAAAATATTATTAGATAATTTTTCTCCAAATCCTTTTATTTCAATTAAAGGAGCATATAGTATATTATTTTTAATAATCCATTTTGTTGGATTTGAAATTTTAAATTTTGGTGGTCTTATTTCTATATTAAAATTTCTGGCTTCTTGAATTATTTCTTCTTTTTTATCTTCTTGACCATATGTAAGACAAGCGCATATAAATTCAACAGGATGGTAAATCTTCATATACATGTCCCAATATGAAATCAAAGAATATTCGACACTGTGAGATTTATTAAATCCATATGAACCAAAACTTGCTAATTCATCCCATAATTTTTCAGCTGTTTCTTTATTTAAAGTTTTTCTTTTTACACATCCATCAGAAAATATTTGTTTAAATTTTAAAAATTGATCAGCTCCTTTAGATTTACCAATAATTTTTCTAACAGTATCTGTTGTTTTCCAAGAAAGTCCACCTAAATCATACATAAATTTCATAATTTGTTCTTGATAAAGAATTATACCATATGTCTCTCCTGTAATCTCTTTAAGAAATGGGTGTAGATAATCCCATTTTATTTCATTTCTTTTCCTTAATTGGAACTGCTGTACCATCCCACTTCTTAAAGTCCCGGGTCTATATAAAGCATTTGCATGCACCAACATATTAAAATCTTCTATTCCAAGTTCTTGACAAACTTTTCTAAGTCCTAAACTCCCAAACTGAAAAACTCCTATATTATTTCCTTTTGAAAATTCTTCAAAAACTTTTTTGTCATCCAAAGGTATTTTGTTATAATCAATATCTAAATTTTTATTTATCTTTACCAAATTTTTTGCTTCATTTAGAATTGTTAAAGCACTTAATCCTAAAACATCAAGCTTCATAAGTCCTGCATACTCTAAATCTTCTTTCTCCCAGTTTACTAATAGTTCATTATTTTTGCCATATCTTAAACAAGCATTTTCTCCTTCTTTTAAACTATTTTTTGAAATTATCATAGCAGCAGCATGTTGACCGACTCCTTTTTTTTGTCCTTCTAATTTAATAGCATGGTCAACAACATGTGGATATTTCTTTGCAAATTCTTTACCATCTTCAAATGTTGTAAATGCATCTTTAATTGTAAAATCTGATCTTAAATCTCCATCATTTCTTACTACTATTGATTTTGCAGCCTTACCAACTTCTGCTAAAGGAACATCAAAAACCCTAGCAACATCATGTAAGGACTGTCTTCCTTTTAAAGTTGAAAAATTTGATGCTCCAGAAACATTTTCCACACCATATGTTTCTTTAAGATGTTGTAATATTTTATTTCTTTTGATATCTTCAAAATCCATATCTATATCTGGCAAGTCTATGCGAGCTGGCGAAATAAATCTAGCAAATAGCAACCCATATTTTATAGGATCAACTGCCGTTATTCCTAATAAATATGCAACAAGACTTCCTCCAGAAGAACCACGACCTGGACCAACCATAATATCATTTTCTCTACACCAATTTATTAGTTCCCATACTAGCAAAAAATATCTTGAAAATCCTTGCTTAATAATTATTTGAAGTTCTTCTTCAATCCTTGATAAATAAATCCTTTTTCTTCCTATAGGCTTTTCTTCCATCCCTTTAATACAAAGTTCTCTTATAAATTCTTCATCTGTTTTGCCATCAGGAATTCCAGGAACATTAGGAAGAACAACATCTCTTTTCGGAATAAGAAATTCTTTGCAAATATCAAATACAATCTGTGTATTTTCTAATGCTTCTAAATATATTTTGTTGCTTAATTTATTCTGCTTCCTAAAAGCAGCAACCATTTCTCTTTGGCTTTTAAGGTATAATCCATCAATACTAAATTTCCATCTGTCTTTATCTTTCCATTTTTTCTTTGACTGCATTGCCAAAAGAACTTCTTGAGTGACTTCATCACCTTCATTTATATAATGACAATCGTTTGTTGCTATAATTTTAATATTAAATTTTTTTGAAAAATCAATTACAAATTCATTTAAAACATATTGATCTTTCATTATATGAGGCATTATTTCCAAAAACACATTTTCTGGATAATATTCTTTTAACTTTATAAACAAGTCAATTCCCCAATCAGTCGTTATTAATGATGCAGTACAAGCTGAAGAAAAGACAAGTCCTTCAGAATTATCCATTATTGTTTTTGGATCGATTCTTGGCCTATAATAAAGTCCATCTAAATTAGCTATCGTAAGCATTTTTAATAGATTAGTCCATCCTTTTTCATTATAGGCATAAACACACAAATGTTTTCTTTTCTCTTCCTTCTCTTTGACAGATAAATCTTTTACGACATATAATTCACATCCAATTATCGGTTTTATATTTTCTTCTTGGCAAGCAAATTGGAATTTTATACAACCATCTACATTTCCATGATTTGTTATTGCTAGACTTTCAAAACCTATTTCTTTTGCTTTGGCTGCATAACTTTTAGCGCTGCCTAAGCCGTCCAAGAAGGAATATTCATTGTGGACATGAAGATGTGTAAAATTCATTTTTTTTACAAAAATAATTATTTAATAATTATTTTTTTGCCTTTCTGTATTAATATTATTTTTTTCACAAAAAATATTAAAAAAATCCTCAGATGATATATTTACTATAAGACATAAATTAATTAAAAAATGAAAAATGTCAATAATTTCTATTTTAAATTTTTCTATATCCCATAATTGGTTTTTTTTCCAACCAAATTTAACATAATTTGGATTTTTATATGGCGTTTTTCTTAAAGCTTCGATTACTTCTTCCATAATAGCTAAAATATTTTGATTAATATATAATTGTTTATCTTTTTCGTTTTTTATAAGTTTAAAAATATTCATTTTTTTTTGAAATTCTTTTTGTTTATTAAATATAATATCTAATTTATCCATTTAAATGACTCCATTTATTATTACAAGACATTTTACCTTGTTTACATTTATTATTAAAACAATCTGGACCAACTAAAGAAAATAATTCATTAAAATGATCTTTAACTAATAAAAGTATTTTATTAGCAACTGTTTTCATTTCTAAAACATTTCTATTGCATAATCTAAGATTTAAAAAATTAATTAAAGATCTAGCATTAATTGTCCATAATAAAATATTTTGCATACCATTTGGTAAAATTTGTCTTGCTTCTTCTTTTGGTATTCCAAAATTTAACATTTTTTTGTAAAAATTTAAATTATTTTTAACAATTTCATTACATTCATCATATAAAGTTGGATTATTATCAATATTAATAATAAAATTATAATTTGAATAATCTTGATAATGTTGAGAACCAGATGTAAATGATGATATTCTATGTCTTGTTATTTGAGCTAAAAAACTACGAGAAGCTCCATAAATAATAAATGAATAAACTACATGTTCAAATAATGATAAATGATTTTTTTCATAAAGTGATTTAATAATTAAAAAATTTTTTTCATTATCAATATTGTCAATATTGTCAATATTATCAATTTTTTTCATAGTTATATTTGCTGCTAATTTTATTAAATTAACAGGATTATTTGTTGATGTACTAATTATTTTTACAATAATATTTTCATAATTATTTATTTTCATAAAAATCTACCTTTCTTTTTAATTCATAAAGTTTACATATTTCTAAATATGCATAAACTATAACATCTAATAATTCTTCTTCTATTTCATTAAATAAATCTAAATTTTTATATGAATCAATACCATATTCTTTAATACCTTGTTTTTCTCTATTTTTTGCTTTTAATATAATAGATTCAAGACTAATCATTTTCCTCATAAATTATTTCCTTTATATTAATATTTTTTAAAATATTTAAACATTTATCACATGGTTTTTTTGTAATATAAATTTTACAACCAATAATATTGATATTATTTTTTATAGCATTAAAAATAGCATTTTCTTCAGCATGAATTGCAGGACATGTTCTCCAATCTTTACCATATTTATCTTTTATTAAAGAACATTTTTTACAATGTTTTTCTTTATATGCTGGTCCATTATATCCTAATGATATAATATGCCTATTTCTAACTAAAACAGCACCATGTTTTTTACCAAAAAAACATCGACTTCGTAATGCTGTAAGTTTTGCTATACTTAAAAAATATTCATTATCATTTAATTTATTATTATTTAAATTAAATGATAATGAATTTATTAATTTATTTATTTCTATATTTTTTATTTTCATGATTTAATTTTATTTTTATACCATGCTATAGAAGCTGCTGATGTATTACTTCCAAATTTTTTTCTTATAATTTCGGCTATTTCTTTATTAGTTTTATTAATAAATTCTTTACTAATTAATTTTTCAATAACAAATTTACCAATTCCAATATTTATTTTCTTAGGAATTTCTTTTTTAACTTCAACTTTTTCAGTTTTCTTAAGAATTTCTTTTTTAATTTGTTCTTTCTTAGGAGTTTCTTTTTTAATTTCAACTTTAACTTCAACTTTTTCAGTTTTCTTAGGAGTTTCTTTCTTTACTTTTACTTTAGGAGCTTTTTTCTTTTCCATTGGTAACTCCCTTCTTTTTTTATTATTATCATTCTTTACTTGAGTAACTTCATTAACTTTTTCTTTCTTAGGTCTCTCAAAAACACCGGACTTTTGGTCGTACTGGTCTACAAGGACATCATACAGATCGATAATTTCGTTTGGAACTTCGATTTCTTCTGGAATATTTTGACCGGCGTCAATAATAGCAGATGCAAAAACAATCAGATCTTCTCCTTCGACTTCATTGTCTGGAATTTCAATTTTGTCTTCGACTTCATCTAAAGAATTGATAAATCCTGCTACTACACCAAGGTCTTCAAAAGTAATACTATTTTTACCCATGATTCATTTCTCCTTCTTTAAAGTTAAATTCTTTTAATATGCTTTGTTTTTCTGGATCGCCAATTATTTTGTTTCCAAAAGTGTTAGCAAATCCAAATCCTGTTAATAACCCATTACCTTCATTCGCTAGAATAAAATCATAAAATTTTTTAATAAAATCCTCCTTTGTTTTAATAAGTTTTAAATACTTTTCTGTTTTATTCAACCTTCTTTTTAATGGTGTCTTATCTTCCGAAGCTGCCATAGCCAGGGTCATCATGTTATTAAAATTTTCTTTAATTGTTTTAAAAGATTGGTATTGAATATTCGGTAACATAAGGATGAAAATATCAATTACGAATTCTTTCGATTTATCATACCTAAATTCTTCTCCATTTATCTTAACTCTGATCATTTCCGCTCCTATATTTATTATATATACATTTAGAAAATCAGTCATTTTTATTTTATACCTACTAATTTATGAATCTGAACATTTAAAGATAAATCAAAAAGTTTATTTTCTTGAATAAATTTGATTATTTCTTGAGGAGTTATTTTTCCGAAAATAGGACCAATAAAAAATCTAGCCTTACATCCTTTTTTCAGAAACTCATTTTTTATACTTTCAGCCTTTAAAATATCCGTTTTGTTTTTAATTAATATCTTGACAAAATCTTTATTATTTAAATAAATAAAGGCTTTTTCGTTCATTCTATATTCATAATTTAGTTTATAATCTACTATGTATGATATAGGCCAGTTAACTGTTCTAATTGGAGGTTCTATAGTCCCATTAGTTTCGATAGATACCCTATAACGATTATCTAAAAGGGTGTTAATCAATATAACTATTTCTTCTTGAAGTAATGGCTCACCTCCCGTTATTGTTATTTTTTTACATCTTATATCCTTTACTTTTTTTATTATTTCTTTTACTGTCAAATCTACTGCTGATTCTAAATGCGAAGCATATTTAGAATCACAATAATCGCAAAATAAATTACAGCCACAGGTTCTGATAAAAGTTGAAAAAGAACCTTGTCCCCAAGGATTACATTCCCCATCTATGGAATTGAATATCTTTACTATTTTCATATTATGCACTTCTTGTTATATATGAATCTTTTGTTTCATATAATGTTAATTTGTTTAGTTTGAAATAGTAATTTTCATTTTTTATTGCAACTGTATTTAATTCACTCCATAATTGATCCCATATCCAGTCTATAATGTTTTCAGCCATAGGATAAGGAATTAAATCATTTAAATAAGAGCGATCTAATAAATTAATAACCTTTTCATTAACTATCATTTTTAATTCTTTAAAATCGATGATCATATTTGTTTTGGGATTAGTTAAGCCTATAACAGATACTTCTAATTTCCATTCATGGCCATGTAAATTTTTTACATGGACCATCATAATCAGGTAATTTATGGGCGGCAGCAAAATAAAAAGTTTTTGTTAATATTTTTTCCGTTAGGTTCATTTTTTTCTCCTTTATCTCATAAATACATTGCCAGAAGCTACAGCAATAAGATTACCTTTATTATTAAAAAATTCCCATACACCATTTTTATATTTGGCGCTGATAATTTGCTCTACCAATTCAGAAGAAACAGTTATACCATTTATTGTTAATTTTTTAAATTCTATTTGTTTAAATTCTGTTT